ACAAACCGAGCATCTTTGGATCCCTTTTTTCTTCTCGGTCGATTCCACTCCTCTCTTTCTGCGGGTGTTATAGGATCATCTTCATCTTCATCTTTGTCTTCATCTGATTCTTTCAAAACATTAGAAAGATAATCGACGGCATCTTGAGCTTTTATTGGAGCGTTTGCATCGTCGATAGATAGTGACACTATATCTGGTTCGCCGGCAAGAATTGGTAGCTGGTTACTATTTCGAAGATCTCCAGCTGTTTCTATACCTGGAGGCGGAGCCGCTCCTGCTTCAGGCGGGGGACCCCCAAGGTCAAGCTCTCCCTCGGCTGCAGCGCCGCCAGGAAGTCTTACAGCTTCAATCTCAAGATCTTGCTCTCTATCTACTACCCTACCAACTGTTATGGCTTCGATGTCATCATCAGTCATCTTAAAGACATTTTTCCTAACCCAATCTCTACTTACCATTCCTTCGGTTGTCATTGCACTTTGAGCAATCTCAAATCGAGTCCTATAGAGTTCAAGTTTTTGTTGTTGAGCGATTGTAGAGGGATTAGACAGGTGCAAGGTAAAGTCTAAAAGATCCTCTCCTTCAAACCCATTAGAAAAAAGATGAATAATTGCTAGCTTATTAAGCTCAGCTATAACAGTTCTCTGAATTCGATTAACTGTTCTTGAAAATCTAATATCTTCCTGCGAAAGCGTAGCCTTTGCGCCCAGTCCTTCATCATACCCAAGATATGCCTTTGGAATCTTTAAAGCAGCAAAAAGCTTCTTTTGAATATATTCTACATCTTCGATTGCAGTAGCATTTGCCCCACCAGCAAGAGTATCGATCTTAGTTCCTGACTCAGAGCCTCTAACCGGAAGGTAGTAATCCTCATCAACACTTAAAGGATTGTATCTTAAATCAACCCTTCCCGTATCTCTATCCACCACTTGTGCTCTCTTAAGCGTTGATTGAACCTGTTCCATGTAATTGGAAATATCTTCCGGGGGTACATTTCCAACGTCGACATAAAAAACTCTTCTTTCTGGTGATCGCACGATTCTATAAACTAGCATCGCATCTTCAACTAAAATAAGCTGTCTCCAAATTCGACGAGCTGCTTCTAGAACAGATGAACCATACGGTAAAAAGGCATCATTTCCTAAAATTCTCATATGACAAACTTGCCAATTTTCAAGAACCTGGTTTCCCTGAGTTACCCATCTGAATCTCACTGCCATGGGATCTTTAGGGTCAAAACCCTCTTCTCTCTCAATTTCATTTACTGGAATTGGAAAAGCATTGATAATTCCGTGATCTGAGCTTACGTCATTGAAAAGAAAGAAATCGCCATATTTGCATAAATTTCTCGCCCAGGCAGTTAGATTAAATTCTACATTAAGCGTATCATAAAATAATTCATCTAGCAAGCGTCCAATTGTAGGATTTTCAGAAAAAACATGCAAAACGCTTCCAGTCTCATCAGCTGCCACAGTTTCTTCTGAGTAGATATCAAGAGCAGAGCTTATTTCTGGAGTATATTCCATCTCAGAAAAATCGCTATACCTTGCCATTCTATCATATGTGCCATAAGCGCTCATAGCAGTGCTATAAACGTGACTCTGCGATTTTCTAAACATCTCGAAAGCTGAGGTGGTCTTTTGAGACCCCTTGAACTCTCTTACCTTTCTTTTAACAACTGGGCCGCTTCTAAATAGCAGCGTTAATCTTCTAAATAAAGATTGTGAGTCTTGAGTAGCCACTTATAACCTCACTTAATAAGCCAGTCATGATCTGCTGAAATATTAAGCTTATTACCCCAGCCAGTTGGTCTTTTTGCACCCGTTTTACTTGTAGTTTTCGGATTTTCGAGCTTGCTTGAATCGGGTCTTCCAGATAGAATAGCCTCAGGAAGATCATCATATGTATTTCTTTCAAACTTCATTCCACGCAACATTGCATCATTAAGGATTTTCGAGTTTCCGCTATATTCCGGGGATGTATCGTAGAGCCAGGTTCCTATTGCTAAGCTCATAATAAGATCATCATTATAACCTTTCATCGCTTGAACTTTGTTTCCCTTCCAGATAAAGGTTTTAAGCTCCTCATAAAATCGAATAGAATAAATCTTAATAAGCTTGTTTCGTAAAACCTCTTCAAGTTTTGTTATTATCTGATTTTTTGATTTTCCACTAGTAGTAAATCCAGCATTATCTGTCTCACGAGCTGGGACATATTTTCCAATATATATCGATTTTCTATTCTTGTAATATAAATTGGGATACTGAAGATCTTTTAATCGCATGATGGTTGCGAAACCGTAGCTATTGTTTTCTGGACACAAGAGAGCGTTATTATATTTTCTACCAAACTCATCCAAAATTTCAGCAAACCTGTCGGGTGGAATTTTTCCCTTATACTCCGCGACACACTCTCCCTCTCCGATATCAATAACATGAAATGTCGAAAAATCCTTTGAATCACCTCTCGCTATGTCTGCTGACATCACATAAGTGTGCTCGCTTAGCGGGTATTTCCAGATCCAGACATTCATATCTGGTCCGGCTCTCTCTTTTGGAGGACGACACATATCTCCTACCCAAGCAATATCCCTATCAGTAAGAAAAGTTTGTCCCGAAGATGCAAAGTCACAAAGGTATTCTTGTGCGATTTGTCTATCGGACATGTTAGCTGTGGTTTTTTCAAACCACAATTTATCTCTTTCAGGGTGAACGTCCCACGGTAACCGAATGGATTTAAATTCATTTAGCTGAGCTTCTGCTTCTGTATAAAGTTTATAATACTGCCCTCCCACTCCATTGGGTGTGGAGAGAATAATCACCCGACCGCCCGTGGAGATCGTAGGGTATAGCCCAGTCCATAGATCATCAAAATTTCTAACAAATGCTGCCTCATCAATAACCAAAAGAGATAACGCTTCAGAGCGACCTGCGTCATCAGACGTAGGAATAGCCTTTATAGATGATCCATGACTAAATTCAATTAACTGTTTATTATTCGTGATCATTTCTGGCAAAATAAGCCACTTTGGAAGACTCCTTATCATCGTCTTAGTCTTAGAGATAAAATTTTGTGCGACGCTAAGCTTAGTTGCAATAACAAGCACATTTTTATCTTTCTGAAACAATGTCATCCAGACTGAATATGCNGCGACTAGAGTAGACATTCCCANCTGTCTAGATTTTAAAATTATCGAAAATCTATGATCATTAAACACATCTACGCATTCATCCTGAAATGGGTACGTGTCAAAGCCTATAAGACCGCGAACCGGATGTTGAATTTTCAAATATGAATTGAAAAAGTATATCGGGTCCTTGCCGCATTTAACAATTTCGGATACTTGTTTTGATTTGTTAAATTTTGACATTTATTCACAGTGAAAGTTTGTAAATCTTCGATAATATGCAGTTCTTCGCGGTGTGGACCACTGGGCTGTAATTATCTCTACACTATCGTTTGTATTAAGCTCCTTAAGCTTAAGCGCCCTGCCCGTCATCTCTTTGAATTCCTTTTTTAGATTTGACACATAATCTTTTGTCAATTTGAGAGATTCTTCTTCCACCTTGCTTACTTGATCTCTCAAGTTTCTATCTGACGCTAGATATACCACAGTTATAAAATTAACAGAAAGAGTGTCTCCCTGAAGAGATGTCTTAATAGACATCGTTGGTGAGACTGTGGTTGATCCTCTCCCCACTGTAGTGTCAGTGATCTGGCCGATCGCGTTAATTTCTTCAGAATTTAGCATGGTGCTCTCCCAACAATAATTAGGTCTATTATTTAAAAGTGAAATGAAGGAGGAATCTTTCTTTTCCTTTTTCTTTCTTTTTCGATCTCACACAGCTCTGGTCTCCACCCATCTAGCCATGATTTTCTCATCGATTGTGCCCATCTAAGCTCACAATCATAACAGCATTGATAGCTAACATAGCTATTACGATCATCCGATGAAATCATTGCAAACTCACACACAGGACAAAAAAGAGGCACAGTTTCCTTTTTATCAGATATGACAACATATCCCTCAGGACGATATTGGTATAATTTTTCAGTCTTCTCACTCATGTTTTACAAACGCATCTTTTCCAATCTTTGAAATCTCTATTGAGTTATCTACAATGTCTTTTATTTCATCTATATGGGAAATTAAAATAATATTCCTAAACCATTTTTTAAGAGACTCTAAAAGTCTACTACACGCTTCAATGTTTGTGCTATCAAGAGCTCCAAATCCTTCATCAATTATTAGCATGTTTGTTTTAGTCAAAGAGGAGACGTTAATCAATGCAGCTCGAATTGCAAGAGAAGACATCATTTTTTCCATACCTGAAGCCAGCTCTATTACTCGTCGACTATCTCCGTAATTGATAAAAATATCCATTGAATTAGATTCAGAATCAGCCTCAAGCTCAACAGTAAATCCTACTACACCTTGTAAGATTTTAGCAATTTCAGAATTAATAAGAGGCAACTGAGACATCATAATCTGAAGAGGTATGCCTTTTTTGGAAACAGCCTGCATGAAAAGATCATACATTCTCAAGTCAGTTTTGATCGTTTTAAACTCAGACCTTTTATTTTTCATATCAGAGATCTTAACCCTGAGTCTGGCGATTTTTTCAATTAGCTTTAATTTTTTCTTATCCTGGCGCTGTATTTCATCCTCTAGGGAGATAATGCTCGACCTTATAACAGATGCTGGATTCTCTTCATCCTTGACAACACGAGTAGACATATCGTCAAGCTTTAATTTTGCACTAGACATGCTAATCAAAGCTTGATTGATTTCATTTGT